ATATACTGGGACAATCAGACAAGGAGAAGTTATGTCAGACCTATTAAATAAATTGCGTAAGAATACCACAATCAAGGATTCAGATATTCTGTCTGATTCGAAGTTCTTCAATGCTAAGGACATGATCCGCACGACAGTGCCTGCAATCAACATTGCATTGAGTGGTAAGATTAACGGTGGCTTCGTTCCTGGTCTGACCATTTGGGCAGGTCCATCAAAGCACTTCAAAACTTCGTTCAGTCTTCTCATGGCGAAGGCATACATGGACACGTATCCAGATGCAGTCATGCTTTTCTATGACTCAGAATTTGGTACTCCGCAATCTTACTTCGACTCGTTTGGCATCGACACAACTCGAGTTCTCCATACTCCCATCACCGATGTCGAACAGTTGAAGTTTGATATTATGCATCAGTTCGAAGAGATCAAGCGTGGCGATCGTGTCATCGTCGTGATCGATTCGGTCGGCAATCTCGCTTCGAAGAAGGAAGTCGAAGATGCACTGAAGCAGAACTCAGCAGCCGATATGACTCGTGCAAAACAACTCAAGTCGCTCTTCCGCATGGTTACGCCCCATCTTAACCTCAAGGATATTCCTCTGATCGTGGTCAACCACACATATCAGACTCAAGAGATGTACTCGAAGGCCGTCGTATCTGGTGGCACTGGCATCTATTACTCAGCTGACAACATCTTCATTCTCGGTCGCCAACAAGAGAAGGATGGCAAGGAAGTCACTGGTTATAACTTTATCATCAACGTTGAGAAGTCTCGCTTTGTAAAAGAAAAGAGCAAGATTCCAATCGAAGTATCATGGGACGAAGGCATCAGCAAGTGGTCTGGTCTACTTGACATGGCTCTCGAGTCTGGTCATGTGATCAAGCCAAAGGTTGGTTGGTTCCAAAAGGTTGATATGACTACTGGAGAAATCTCCGATAAGTCGTATCGCTTGAATGATACCTATAACTTCAACTTCTGGCATCCTATTCTACAGTGTCCTAAGTTCAATGAGTTCGTTGAAAAGAAGTACTCTGCAGCCAACGGTGCCATTATGCAAAGTGAAGACGAAGTGGCAGATGTCTATGAGATGGAGGATGAATGAGAATTGAACATATCATATTTGGAAACCTCATTGAAAATGAGGAGTACGGTCGTAAAGTCATTCCATTCCTCAAAGAAGAATACTTTACTGACACTGTAGATCGTAAGATCTTTTCTATCATTCATGATTATGTGGGAAAGTATAACAACTTTCCTACAAAATCTGCTGTCGAGATTGATCTCAACGATGTCGGTGGTCTGTCTGATGATCAGTTTAAGACCGCAAAAGAAGTTGTATCTGGACTTGATAAATCCGAAGATCGTGATGTGGCATGGCTCGTAGATAATACCGAGAAGTTTTGTAAAGATAAGGCATTGTATAATGCTTTGATGAAGTCTATTCAGATCGTCGACGATAGCAAGAAAGATAGCATATCAGTTGGATCCATTCCTCAGATCTTGACTGATGCACTCAGTGTTTCTTTCGATAGCCATATCGGCCATGACTTCTTGAATGATGCACCAGAACGTTATGAGTTCTATCATCGGAAAGAAGTTCGTATTAGTTTTGATATTGACTACTTTAATAAGATCACTCAAGGCGGTCTGCCTCGTAAGACTCTGAACATTGCTCTTGCTGGTACTGGTGTCGGTAAGTCACTGTTCATGTGTCACAACGCGGCTCAAAACCTGATGTCAGGTCAGAACGTCTTGTATATCACTTTGGAAATGGCTGAAGAACGTATCGCCGAGCGTATCGATGCCAATCTCCTTGGTGTCACACTCGACGATCTGAAGGATCTACCACAAGCCATCTACTACAAGTTGGTAGGTAAAGTCAAGGAACGAGCAAAAGGCAAGCTCATTGTCAAGGAGTATCCAACAGCATGCGCAGGATCCGCAAACTTTCGACATCTCTTGAACGAATTGAAGATCAAGAAGAACTTTATCCCCGACATTATCTATATCGATTACCTGAACATCTGTGCGTCGTCGAGGATCAAGCCGGGGTCGAACGTGAACTCGTACACCTACATCAAGGCGATCGCCGAAGAGCTAAGAGGTCTGGCCGTCGAGTTCAACGTCCCGATAGTTTCTGCTACTCAGACTAATCGTTCTGGTTTCAGCAACTCTGATGTTGGCCTGGAAGATACATCTGAATCGTTCGGTCTGCCAGCAACAGCCGACTTTATGTTTGCCTTGATTACGAGTGAAGAGCTACGTCAGCTCAATCAGATCATGGTCAAACAGTTGAAGAATCGTTATGGTGATCCATCGGTACATAAACGCTTTGTGATCGGTGTCGACTATTCAAAGATGCGTCTGTATAATGTAGAGGCTTCAGCTCAAGTCGATGTTGTGCAAGACGAAGATCGACCAGTCTTCGACAACTCCGCTTCTGGTTATCGAATGGAAAATGAATCGAAACCTGTCAGTAAGTTTGAGAAAATTAAATTTGCAGGTTTTAAATGATAAGCAATCTGAGACAAGATTGGATAATCAATACCGTTAAAAATCCAAGGTACACTTGGAAATGTAAGGTATTGAAAAATGTGACGTGGATGGTCGAAGAAGGCAATGAACCCAATTGGTTTCATCGCAAAATGCAAGAACTTTGTTTTGGTTTTAAATGGGAGAAGATTGATGGTTAACTACAAGATCGTAAATGCCAGCGGAGGATTTGGAGAAATGGCCGCTAATATCGTTGAGACAAAGACGGATCAGATTATAATCAAGAGTGTGTGTATGGCAAAAGCCAAGGAAATGGTTCGTCATCTGAACTTTGGTGGAGGCTTTGACGGATCGACTCCAGCATTTTTTTTAGCCGAACGTGAAAAAACTTTAGAATTAACTGAATAACTTGTATAAATAGTTGTACACTATGTGGTGCGTGGATATACAGTTTTAACTGTGTAAGAGGCAAGTGTCTTAATTGACGACTGGAATAGGCAGGATCACAGGTGGGGTTCCTCCTGCTACACGCATGATGGGCGGCTTTCGGGCCGCCCATTTTTTTGTCTTTTTTGAAAATAAGCATGTACATTTTATCAAAACTTTGGTAAGGTGGACCTATAATGATGAAGGACGAAAATATGATTACGAATCTTTGCGGTGGCTCTTTCGAGCATAGAACTGGTCGCAAGTGGACATGGGGTCTTAGCCGCTTCCGCGACGGTGAAGCTATGAAGATTCGCTGGGAAAAAACTGGCCCCGTAAGCGGGCGTTGGTTCTTTGAGATCGAAGGCATTCAGTATTCTGCCAAATCGATCTCTCCTTACCTCAAAGAAATTCAGATGCACAGCTAAAATAAGCATGTACATTTTATCAAAACTTTGGTAATATGAATAATAAGCTAAGGAGATTGAAAATGTTTAACGTTCGAGTGAATAACTTTGGTACCAGCACTACTGGCAACTTCTTAATGACCTTTGCTAATGGCTACACTGTGTCTTTGGCTATGGGTGACGGCATCTATAGCAATGGTAACCGAGAAGATGGTTTTACCTCTGTTGAAGTGGCTGCCTGGGATGCTGATGGCGAGTGGATCAAGCTGAGTGATAATGATGATGTTATCGGTTGGCAGTCTGCTGAGGAAGTCTTGGCGATCATGAATAAAGTGGCAGCAATGTAATTTTAAGCTAAGGAGATTAAAGATGTCTACACAACTCAAAGGTACTGAATCCATCAACGGTGAAGTTATGCTAACTCGCTACTACGGCGGAGCATCAAATGGTAGATGTCTGCAAGTGACTCCTCCAGGTGGTTTTAGCACTCCTTACCTGTCTCTGACTAAAGAACAAGCTCTGGATCTGGCTGTTGCCCTGGTTGAATTTGCTACTGGAAAGCGCGAAGAAGAAGAGTAAAATAAGCATGTACAATTAATCGAAATCAGTGTAAGCTGATAATGGTTGAAGCGACTACGAGTGATCTTTCGTAAATTGGGTTGGGCTCGATCCCTGTAAATTCCCTAGGTGGATTAGTCGCTTCAACCATATTTTTGGAGTTTTATTATGACAATGCATCTTCTTGGTCCGGCTTACACGACCACTCATCATGGCAAGCGTAAGTCCAAAATGACGACGTCCAAGTATACCAAAATTGGTTTGGCTTGGCTCGAAGACTGTAAGTTTTGCAAGCGCATTGGTGTCAAGCCAAAGACGTTCGAAGAATATCAAGAGTATCGTGCTGGTAACTACAAGCCAAAGCTTCGTGGCACACCGATGCCTGATTACAATGTATCTGACCATCGTCAGAAGTATCCTTCTCAGAATGAGATCGGTGTACACTATACGAAGGATTCCTCTTACGAGAAAGAAAAGCTTGCCGTCAGCGGCAACTATATCATCGGCCAAGCCTATAACAAAGGCGGACTTGTTGTCCTTTCCAAGTCTGAAGCGGCCGATCCGGCAACTGGTAAGAGACGCGGTTGAGCATCGTGTTCCTCCTCTCATCGTTGCCGTTCTTGGCGATCTTAGGTCTCTTTCTTTGGATCGGGCTTAAGGTCGCCAAGCATTTTTTTAAATTTGCTCTCTATGGA